CCTATATTTGCCATATTAGCAAAAGCATAATTATTTGGTTCAGGTAATTTTAAAGACATATCAAAAAAATTAGGTACGATATCATGTGCAACAACAGTACCTATATTGCCTGCATGAATTGTGTACTCATAAAACTTTTCTGGATCTGTTATAGGATGCTGTAATAACCTGGCTGATTGTGCCATTAAAAGATTCTCAGCCAATAAATTAGGTTCAAGTTCTTCTTGAATAAGTGCTAATTCATCCCATTGCTTTTCTGCAGCCAATAAGAAATTATCATACTCTTGCTTTAGGTTTTCTAACTGACCGGCTATAAACTCATTACTCTTATTTAACAATGCAGGAACCATGGATAATAATATATCAGAAGTAAGCATGTCTTTACCGAATACAGATATACCAGAACTGGAGGGCCCTTTAAATGCTGTAATAGCAAAAATAAGAATTGCTAAAATTGCAGCACCTTCTGGCCCAATGGCTTCTACAATAAGCTGTACACCATAATTTAAAGCTACTCCAAAAACAACTTGAGGTAGGATAAAATTAATAACGGCCATATAACCTGCCGAAGCTGCAGTAGCAAGATCTAACAACCAAGGCTGAGCAGACCATAATGCAAAAGCAAGAGATGCAAATAAAAAGATAAATTTAAACAAACTAGATTCATACCATTTAAGCTTAACAACATCTACAGCATTAATAACCAGTATAAGTGCTTCTTGATAAAGTTGATTTTGCATTATCTTATTCATATTGAAAGATACACCGTAATGCACTGGTACAATAAAGTTTAAATTATCTGCATCATCGATTACATCATTAAGGTAAGTATTAACTGAATGCCCGGTCCATATGTCATTATTATGTCTGGGAGCGTATACAGTTACTTCTTTATATAAATTAGCTTCTGTCTGTAATTTGAAGACTACTTTAGAATTATCATCCCAAGAGCTTAAATTATAAACATCACCAACAGTATTCCGGGTAAACGTCTTAGTAGCAGTGCCAATAGCCCCAATTGAACCAACAATAAAAACTGTAGTAATATATAAGAATTCAATTTTAAGTTTAAGGCCATACTCCACAAGAGAGGTATTCATGGTGTAGGTTTGTTTAGTATTAACATTTACTGTTGAATCTCCATTAAGAATATCATCCACATGGGTCCAAGCAGTAGCAGTTGTTAAGGCACCAATATGTTCAAAGAATTCTCCAAGGTACCAGATGCCTGCATTACTGGTAGTCTGCATATTAACCCCAAACATTACATAAGCATGATCAATATCATCTTTATCTGGGTTATCATTTATTTGGGTCGCAATCTCATCAATATCTAATTTTATTTTCTTTAGTAAAGCTTTACCGGTAATATATTGTTGAGTACTCTGATAGGGTGCAGAAGTTAGATCAATATTTACTCTTCTAATAGGAACCACTGGCATAAAATCAGTAGAAGTTTGTATTGTAACGGTACCACTTAAAGCTGGATGTGTGCCATCGGAAAGTTTATATGCCCACCATTTGAGTGGCAGGGTCGTTGCGCCACCAGCATCCAGCTCGTAATAAGAGGCCATACAGTATTCAGCACCTAATTCATAGCTGGAACTGATTACCTGGTCTTCATTGTAATAAGTAGCAGGATCTGATTCAACGGTAGCATTAGCCTTTGAGTGGAGAACAACGTAAGAGGTTAGAATTTTATAAGTAATGGTAACTGTAACATTATCTGCAGCTAAAGACAGTTCATACAAAGTGACTTTATTAATTGCTAAGGCACCAGTGGAACTAACAGTAGGAATAGTCATTCCTGCAGGAAAGGTAGTTATTTCTTGAGTTAAATAATCATAGGTTCGGTCAGCAGTTAAAAATGGTAGAACAAGATAGTAGATCGATAAAGGATCTGTGAAGTATGCTTCAACTTGTACTCCAAGGGGTAAGATCATATCAGTAACAATTGCAGCTGCAACATCAGCTTTAGGGGCGGTAAATAAAGTATCAGTAGTTCCTTGTGGTAAACCAAGAGTATAAAACTGTTCAGCATAGCCCATAAAGCCGGCTACTTTGGTGGCCATACCACCTAGTACAATATTAGTTAAACTGTTGCTTATATTGTTGCCAGATAAAACGGCAGAAAGGACAGCATTCTCTACAGGAGAATTATCAGGCTCCATAAGCTGCATTGTTGCGGTTGCTACTGTAACTCTAGTTGCCATAAGCTCCTACAGTAATGGGGGCTAATTAAGCCCCCATTAGTTAATTAAGGAATTGGTGTAACATTTGCCCCAGCCAGAAGAACATCCAACATTGCACCAAGATTAGGATCATCTAAACGATTGGCTGATTTAACTGTACCAACACCCATAGTAGCAGAAACTGACCAAGCATCAACCATAAGCTTAGCTGCTTTCTGTTCTGCATCCCGAGTAAATCCATCAGTCTGAGCTTGGAATAAAGCTTTCTGTTTACCAATAACACCAGCAACAATTGCAGCACTAACAGTAAGATCTTGGATCTGGGCTAATTCAGTTGCTTTTTTCTGATCAAGTAAGTTCTTTTCAGATAGAATTTTCTCTCTCTGAGGATATGCTAAACCTTCAATAACAGTAACAGAGTTCATCTGTCCTAAAGTAGCTGGTTTAGAGTCACTAGTATTAGATAATTCAGTTACAATTTTCTGTTCTGTTAGAGCTACATCCATCTCTTGTTGTTGTTTTTTATATTCAGCAAAACCACCAAGGTTATCATTTCCATTATATCCGTATCCAGCAGCTTTAGCTGTAACAAGACTGTCGCCAGTTTGGACCAATTCAGTAATAATCTTCTGACCAAGTAAATCCTTCTCAGCAGTAGCAGTAGTAGTCTGAGCAGTTGCTAAAGCTAATTGCTGGGTAACCAGAGCCTTTTGATCAGCAACTACTCCTTCAACAGCAGTCGTACCATTAAAACCAAGATTAAGTAATATAGTATCATCAGTCTGAGCAAGCTCAGTAACAGTCTTCTGTCTTACCAAGCCAATCTCTGCCCTGATCCGTTGGCCATTCTGATGGCTGTCAAGGAAAGCAATTGATTGCTGCATAACAGCGCTAAGAGCCCCTAAATATACTTTGGAGTACTCATCACCAGTAATACGGTCATTGTTGTATTCATCAAGCAAATGGAGCTTAACAACAGCCATTAGCTTATCAAATACACCGGTACCAGTAATGCTGCTGGTAGTTAACTGCTCAACATCTGGTTCATCCAGACTAACATTTGGTTCTACTTCAATTGGATCAAGGGTTAAGTTTGCCATTTATGACTCCTAATCTTCTATTCTATTACCCATCGCCTGGCGTTGGGCTAGGTCTTTCAGTTCTTGTGGAGTTAAGGGATCTAAAATTTCAATTGCAAATTCTTTAACCAAATGGCCTCTTTTCTGTTTCTGGCCATTGGGTAGTTTAATTTCTTTAAAAGCCTGGTATTTTCGTTCCTGCACCAATCTTAAAATAGCTGCTGGTACATGATATCCGACTTCAGTATTAAAAGGAACAAACTTTTTAATAGTACCAATAACTCGATTACTGATACTAAGTATTTCTCCAGGCCAATCTTTTTTGTTTGGATTCATGCATGTTAAATTTATACGAACTAACCGGTTTGCTGTTTTTCTCAACCGGGTATTACTTTCCGCTTTACGGGTTGCTTCTGATTTCTGTTTAAATCGAGGCTTGGGTTTCTGTACAACCATCTCTTCTACTTCTTCTTCCGAGTTGAGTACTGCATTGAGTTTTTCTTTCAAAGACTTTACTCCAATTGAAGGATGAAATTTAATACCCATTAGTGTTGCTCTATCTTTTAAAAGACTTAATTCTGTTGCTTGCTTTGCCATTTGTCCACCTTTATTTGTGTCAGGTTACTGTTAAAGAAACTCTTCCCCTAATTAAAGGGGAAGAGAGTAAATTACATTTTACTCAACACTTAGTGTCAAGTTGATTTTACCACTGTGCAACAGTCCACAACACGGCCAACCGTTCTGGGCGCAAAATCATGGAACCGTAGTACCATTTGATACTCATAAGCCCAGATTCACCGTAAGGATCCTGCGTGGAAACCATCTCTTTACCTGGTTTCTTATGGAAGATGGTAAACTTGGTGCTTTTACCGCTGGTCTGGAAACCAATAGTAGTAAATGAAGCATCACCAACAACAAGCATCGGATACGCATCATAATAACCATCAGTTACACGATAACCAGAGTTAACACCCTCAGCGATACCTACGGAACCGGCAGCACCGTTATGGTGCATCATCTCAGGAACAACAACAATTCTGAAATGTCCAATGGTACCGATTTCACCATTAATCTCAGAACCAGCAGCCGCATAATGTGCCAGCGGGATAAATGCCTGGTTACTGAAATGATCAGTCATCTTTTCAATGGTAGGAATCAACTCAGAACCAATATATATAATACGGGCGGAGTTAATAACCTTTGTATCAACCATTCGGGAACCGGTTATAATCTTGGTGTTCTTAGGACATCTGTTGTTATCAAGATCAATGGAAAGCTTACTTAGATCATCATAATCAACTTCAGTCAGGGTAGAAGCAACACCAGACATATCCTCTTTACTTAAAGCATCACCGGCATAACGAATAACACCAGCACCGTTAAGCAGATCAATCTGCAGAGCATCCTCGGTAATTTCATTGGCACCAAAGAGCATTTCACGGTTAATATGCATGGCCATCTCAGCATCAGTATCAAAGTCCAGAGATTCCTGGGTGTACTCATCAAAGAAACCAAATTTCTCAATAGATCCTTCCAGAGTAATACGTTTGAAACCAACACGGTTAACTCTTCCACCAACCTCGGTCAGTGCAGGGAGTTTACCGGAGATATAACCAACATCTTTACTGGAACCATAAAGATTACCAGCACCATTTACAGAAGTGTTCAGGGTTGTTTCATAACCCAGATCGTAAATAGTATTAGCACCTTCTACAGTTTCTGCAACAGACTCAGTACCAGTACCAGCTATTGTACAGGCTACACGACTAGCCTGATAGCCAGCACGATCAAAAGTTGCAGTAAGAGTTCCACCATTAGTACCGGTACCGGTAGCAAGAGCAAGGGTGAAAGGCATAGCTGCGTAGTTTGCAGCATTTGGGGATGCAATCAAACCAGCCAGAGCAGCATCAATAGTCTGAACACCAGCCATAGTAAATTCAAGATCTACTCCATCCCAAGTGATAGTAATTACATCATCAGTAGTAAGAGTAACCAGGGTAATAGTATCAACCTGAATTGCTTCACCGGTAGCTGCCTGAATGGCATAATCGGCTGCAACAGAAGCATGGGCCATGGTTGCATACTGATCAGGAAATTGTGATTGGATCCAGGCAACAAAAGCTGTCTTTGCAGCAGTAATAGCTGTTGCATCAACTGATGCATGGTTACCAACAAAATATTCTTTCATTCCTGCGCCAAGGGTACCTTCACCGTCCGGACCTGCAACAGTAATGGTAGATTCAAAAGTCGTTGTTGCACCAGCAGCATCCAATCCCTGATCATTGATATTCGCATCATCAAGTAAAGGCATGTAATGGTACCGTTTAATTGTTTTACCCATGTGTTTGGGCATGGCCGTTACATCAGCCAACTGGGAAAAGTACTGTTCTTTTTTCAGCTCAATAAGAGCTTTTTTCTGATAATACTCAGTTACTAGCTGAGTACCTATATCAGACGCCGCTCCGCCTGTTACAAAGCCTCGTCCACCGTCAGGTAGTGCCATTTTATATTTCCTTGTTTAATAGATTATTTTACTTTAAAATCATTAGGGTCAATTTTAGCAAAATCATCATCAGACATGGATAAAGGATTATACGATACGACTGCTGGAGTACCTTTACTCTTAGTAGGGCTAGCAGCCTTCTTGCGTTCTTTCCGTTTTTCCTCTGCTTTAGAATCGATTTTAGTTGGAGCAATAACTGGTTCAGGTTTAGTTTCTGTTACAGGAGATGTTTCCTCCTTTTTAAACTGCCCTGCTTCGTATAGCTGATCACCCATTTGTTTATACGCATGAATATCAGATATCCCAGTTAAATTCCCCATGCTGCGTTCATACTCTACGGCTTTCATGACTTTATCATAGGTCCCATCGGCAACGTGCTCATTGATTGTTTTAATAATTTGAGGTGAGTTGGCAATGATGTTACGACTGTCTTGATCCCATACATTCGTTATTACATTCAGAGTATCCTGATAGGTGGGCGTACTATGAATATCTTCAAGTACAGCGTCTAAATCAAGTTCTGATTCATTAACAGTATGTTGGGTCGGAGTATATTTACTGTCATCTTTAACATTTACATCCAAAGGATCCATACCACTGTCTTTAACCAGTTTAGTAATTGCCTCTGGATTTTTGTTGTGTAGATCAATTAAAAAGTTAAGATCATTCTCTTCCATCAGGCCATTCTTTTCGAGTAACTTAAGAATGCGCATTGAAGGTTTAAGACCGGCCATCTTCTTATGATAATTGGCTCCCATCTGCATAAGACGGATAGCATCATCAGTATTCTTTACAGCCATGTCATAACCATTTGCTTTAAATGGAGCAGTGATCTTTTCATACTCAGCTTTATAATCAATCCCCGCTTTATCAGACTTTACTTCTTTGTCTTCTTTTTTATCTGTTTTAATTTTTTTATCCGAATCCGCCTCAAGGTCAGTTTCAACCTCCTCTTTTTTCTTTTCTGGTTCTGGCTTCTTCAAATCTTTATCTTCTTCTGAGAAAACTTTACTGGCTTCTTCAGCTGCAAGCTCTTCAGCCTTTTTATTAGCAGCTGCATCAGCTTCTTCCTGGGCTTTTGCTTCAGCTTCTGCATCTTCCTCAGCTTTTTTAACTGCATCAGGATCAACCTCTTCTTCCGGCTCTTCCTCAACAATTTTTTCTGTAAGTTCTGGAGGACCCTCTAATTTAGCAAAGTCTTCATCAGACAATTCCAGTGCCTCAATCGGTGCTTCTTCCATTTTTGTTTCTTCGGCAACAGCCATGGGTTACCCCTCTTCGGCTAGGATATTCTCTAGCTCTTGTTCTGCACTAAATAGTGCTTCTCTTGCAGTAACACCAGTCTGTCTCACATTAGCCAAAAATTGCTGTAAACCAGCAACACCCGTAAGCTGACACTGAGCATGAGCCTGAACCTTTGGTTCCTGGGCCTGCAAACTAGCAGTAAACGTCAGCATACCCAGAGCAAAGTCCCTTAAATAAGTCTCAGTAAATAACTTTTTAAAGTGTTT